ATGGAATTGAATATTGAGAAAGCGAAAGCATTGTTTCCGGATGCGATTAAATTGCAGCTTCGTATTAATGGACCGGCTACTGTTGTGGATATACGCCGTTTGTTGCCTAATAGTGTCGTCATGTTATCCTGCAAGATTAGCAAGAACTACGCGAATGTCATTTACAGCGAAGGAGCTGCGAGACGCATGTTCCCGGATGTTTCCAAACTGTCCGGAGAAGTGAGCATTGATAAACATCGTATTGCCTATATCTATAGGGATGGCAAGAGAAAAGGTGCCAAACTCTTGCTGAATTTCCTTCCGAAGTCAGATAGGCGGCTTATTGATATTCTGGAGATGTCATTCGGGGATAAAATGGTGCAAGTGAGCGAGTATGCTGAGTGCGATATGGGGTGCATTTTCTTTGAGAATACAGAATCGGAGGATGTGGAAAGGGTCTTGTTGGCCTATTGAATGAGTAATGGAAAATGTAAATGATTTGACTATGAGATACTTTATAGATAACATCAAGACTTATGCCAGTGTCAACAAAAAAGGCAGGGCATTACAGATATACGTGCAACAGTTTGACCGACATCTGATTGCTGACGAATGTTCTTTGGATGCACTGAAGTGTGACATCGAGCACCAGATTAAGGCTATGAATGAGAAATACCCACGCAGCCGTCCGGTTCGGCTTGATGTATATGACAGCGGTAAGGACGGGCAATGGACTATTCTTGTGGAGCATGACAGCGACAGCATTGTCTGCATCATATCCTATGAAAAGGTGATGGGCTATTATGCCTTGGCGGATAAGATAGATGAATTTGCAAAAATAGGACAGTGATGAGTAATGTGATTGTTTTTTTATGGACATCTTTGATTGCATTGGTAGCCGCCTTGATATTATGTGTCTGGGCAATGCGGAAAGCATCCGGATCTTACCGAATTCTCTTTCTCTTTGATATTATCGTCTTGATGATAAATATTGGGATAATAGGATTTGCAATTGGTTGTCTATCTAATATGCGGTAATATGAGAGATTTGAAAATGACAGATTTCACGAACATTATGGTGTCTATGGTAAAGTGATAAGCGGTAAGCCTTTTGTCATTTGTGGAGAATTGTGTATCAGGGTTGATTTCGGGGGAATGCCTGAAAGTGGAGCATACTGTTGTACATGTTTTGTAATGTAATCGAATAAATATGAATATAGAGAAAATCATCTTCAATCTCCTAAGCGCACATAGGTGGGTTAGGTATTGGATACAAAAAGAGATTGTAGGCTTGACAATGCCTGGTGAATACGTTGAGATAAGGAGTTCTTTCTTATCAGATAAAGATCTTGCTGATATTTTAGAAGCTGGATTCAAAATTAAAAGCATCTGCTCAAAAAAAATAGATGCAGATGCTTATAATGATGTTCTGCTGATGCGTGAACTTTAAATATAACCAGAACAGATATGAAAGAATCAGATGATAAATACAGCAACCGCATTGCAGATGCTGAACAACTCACGAAAAAGGTACAAGCTATTTATTCAGAAATTAAAGTTTTTGAAGATGCTTATAAAAAACAGATTGCTCCGCTTAAACAAAAAATTGCTCAATTGGAGGAATCTTTTCTGGATAAATGGTTGGTTGATTCAACAGGAAGACCTGTTAGTAAAGGAATGGTGATTGAGAAGAATGGAAAGCGATTTAAGGTTCTTAACCGATATCAACAATGTATATTTCGATATTTAGGTAATGCAAGAGTTTCAGTTTTACCTGAAGGTAAAAAGCGAACTCTTGATATTTCTCCCTCTGAATTAGTTGAATTTACTATTGTAGAATTAGCGTAAAACTAAAAAGTAATGAATAAAAAAGAAATATCAATGAAAAAAGGTCAGAAGGTGCGCATCTTGCGTACCAATCAGGTAGCGACAATCGTCGAAGTGGAGTTAATTCGTAAAGGTGGCAAGGTACATCGGTACTGCCATCTGAAGACAAATGAAAAGTCATATTTGTGGTTGGATGCCTCAGAACTTGGCAACGTGGTGGAGGAAGTGAAGGTCTCGGTAGTTGATGACCGGAACCGGGAGCTGCACTTATTTATATGCCATGACTACTCCAAGGACAATATGAAGGTGCGGCTTACCGGCAAGAATCCGGATAATCTGAAGGAAGCATCCGGACTATATGCGAGACTGATGAACTTGTTCATTGGGAGCCTGAAGGAAACGCGGGAACTGTAAGAGCGGATAACGTCCTTGATAACTGTCTTATAAAACAATTCTTTTGTACCAAATTAAATCATCCGCAATATGATTAAAGCTGCCGATATTTATAATGCTACCCATGATGGGTTAGACATTATCTTGTACTATTACCCTCAGGCAGAGGGGTGCATAGACAATAAGAAGAAATTCAAGCGTCGTCCCGATGAGGATGACGCTTCCGCCTGCCTCAAGAAATATGATGACTGCTACAAGGTCACTGATTTCGGGGATTCTGGCACGGCCATGAGTCCGATTGACATCTGCATGAACGAGGAGAATGTCCGTTTCCCGGAAGCGGTTGCCTTGCTTGCTTCCAGATATAACGTGACTGATGAACTTAAACGTTCTGTCAACAAACCGGATATTCGTAAACGTCCGGCCACGGCTGATGAAGCCGAAGGTGCCAGGTTCTTCGAGCTTGAAGAGAAGTTTACCGATGCACAGTTGCAGGTGCTCGGTCCTCGGGTCAGGCAGGAGCACGTCGATGCGCTTCACTGGTATGTGGCCAAATCCATATCCTATGTCCGCAACCGTGAAGTCACCACTAAATATACTACGCCTACTTATCCTATCTTCATGCGTGAGTGTGCTGTTACGAAGAAAGACGGCAGCACTGACAAGTTCTATAAGGTATATGAGCCTCTGAATCCGGATAAGCAGTGGCGCTTCAGCTATACGCCCGATGGGGTGAAACCCAAACAGTATATCAACGGTTTTGCCGAGCTGCAGAAGGCTTACCGGGATTTCAATGCCCAGGAAGAGAAACTGTTTTTCAATGATCCGAAGAATAAGGATGCCCAATACAAGGAACAGAAGCTGAAGGAGGCCTTTATCTGTTCCGGAGAGCGTGACGCCCTTTGCGTCCGTGCCCTCGGTTGTCATCCGCTATGGTTCAACAGCGAGACCTACAAGGTCGCTCCTGAAGAGATTAAGGAAATCTATAAATATGTGGAGCGTATCTACAATATTCCGGACATCGACGACACGGGCGTACGCAAGGGGACGGAACTGGCCCTGCGTTTCCTCGACATATATACGATATGGCTTCCCGGATGGTTGCGGGGCTATCGCGACCAACGGGGCAAACCACGCAAGGATTTTCGTGACTTTGTGGATTTGCGCCCGAAGCAAGAGGATTTCCGCAACTTGCAGACATTGGCCATGCCTGCCCGGTTCTGGGTGGATAGCTGGAGTGAGCGGAGCCGGAAAACAATTTATGAAGTAAACTCCGCTTACTTGCATTATTTCCTCACGTTGAATGGATTCTATACACTGAAGGATGACAACTCAAAGGATGCGAGGTATATACACCGTAACGGTTGTATAGTCAGTGAAATCAAGGCAAAGGATATTGTGGCGTTTCTCAAGCGGTTTACCATTGAGCGTTATCTTCCGGTAGATATTCGTAACCTGATTCTGAACTCTCCACGTACCGGAGAATCATCCTTGGCGCAGCTTGATGAAATCAACCTGGACTTCCGGAGCTATACCCCCAAGGAGCAGTATATGTTTTTCAGAGGTGAGACCTGGGAAGTGAGTAAAGACGGTATCAAGTCGCTACATGGGCAGATACCTGACAACCGCAGCGCCTGGGAGTCGAATGTGATACCTCATAAGGTGAGCATTCTTCCACCCATGTTCGAATGGTCGTACAGAAAGGATTCGGAGGATAGGGATGTGTTTGATATTACTGTCAAGGAGCATAAGAGCTGTTTCTTCAATTATCTGATAAATACCAGCCGTCTGTATTGGCGTAATGAATTGGAGTATGCCTGGAAGGACAAAGGGGTAGACGAAGCTGACAAGTACCGGACAGAGCATAAGTTTGACATTGCCGGGCCGCTGCTTTCCCGGGATGAGATACGAGAGCAGAAGCAGAACCTGCTCAATAAGATGTTTGCTATCGGTTATAATATGCACCGCTACAAGTCGCCTTCACGCGCGTGGGCACTTTATGCGATGGATAACAAGATAGGTGAGGATGATGAGTGCAACGGGCGTAGCGGCAAGAGCTTTCTGTTCAAGACATTCCGGTTCTTCATGCGGACGGTCAATCTCTCCGGACGTAATCCCCGCCTTCTTGATAATCCCCACGTGTTTGACCAGGTAGATGTACATACTGATTTTGTTTTGGTGGATGACTGTGACCGTTATCTGCCGATGAGCCAGTTCTATGACAATATCACTTCCGGTATGACAGTCAACCCCAAGAACAACAAATCATTCTTTATAGAATTCGAAGACTCCCCGAAATTTGGTTTTACCACCAACTATGTGCCGCGTGAATTTGACCCGTCTACTTCGGCACGTATGCTGTACATGGTATTTTCGGACTATTACCATCAGAAGACCGAAGAAAACGACTACATCGAGAGCCGGACCATTCGTGATGACTTTGACCGCAACTTGATGACGAACACCGATTACAGCGAGGAGGATTGGAACTGGGACTTGAATTTCTTCGCCCAGTGTCTTCAGTTCTATCTGGCCATGGTGGATCGTAATGTTAAGATACAGCCTCCGATGGATAATATTCTCAAGCGCAAGCGGAAGGCTGACATGGGGTCTGACTTCGAGGATTGGGCTTACTGCTATTTTTCCGAGGATGGTGAGAATCTGAACACGCCTCTTGTACGTGAACAGGTCTATGACGATTTTATTGTCGCATCCAAGTCGAAAAAGGATTTCTGGAAGATGCAGCGCTTTACCAAGGCTTTGCGCAGCTTTTCCGAACTATGCCCGTATATTGCCGAGATGAATCCCGCAGACTTGTTGAACAAGTCGGGGCGGTATCTTCAGAAGGTGGACGGCAAGACCAAGGAGATGATTTATATGCGTTCAAGACAGACGAATGGAGAACCGGCGGCATTCGTTCCTCAAGTAGAAAGTGGTGATGGAAACGCTCCGTTCTGATTACATTAAGCATTATGACCGGTTCCTGCCGGAGATGCTGCAAACGGAGCAGGCGGCTGCCTATATTCGTCAGGTCTATGACTATCTGGAGCTGATGAAGCCGGGCACCATTCTGAACCTGCAGGCAGACAAGGAGAAGCTCCCTTGGATGCTTGTGGCCGTCGGTGCATTTCTTCCTGCACAAGACCATTGGATGGACTTTGAGTTGAATGATGACTATACTAAGCTGCGAAGGAAACTGCTGCCGCCAAATTTCCGCAAGGCTATGAAACTCTAACATCCGGTATAAGAGTCACACAGTGAAGCCGCGGGCACGATTGTCCGCGGCTTTTACTATTCAATAGGGCGCCGGGCATGCCCTTTTCCTTGGGTTTCCCACTCCCTTCCCCTATTTGCTACAAAATTATTGTAACTCTGTAACCTATGTTTGAAAAAAGAGATAAATTATTTATAAACAAGAAGTAACAAAGGTTACATTTTAGGTAACAAACATTGGTTACAAAAAATAAGGGTTTGTTACTTTGGTTGTATGAGTGGGAAATAGGAGTCAATGTTACAATGCTGGTTCTTGGTAACAAATGAGTGTTTTGGACTTTGTTACAATGTTTTTATTTGGTAATCAAAAAGATATGTGTTAAAAGTTACACGTTACAAAGTTGCATAAATTTCTAAGCAAAACAGTCAGAACACTGTATGGAACATAAGAGATGAGAATGTGGGTTATAGATAAATGTAATAATATTTTATATTATGGCGGTTTTGATGTGAGAATTGGATAAAGTGTCTGTATTTATGCGTATATTTGTCTGCATATAAATGATTTACCCTATGAGACCTAATGTGATAATAGAGTTGAAGCCTTATCTCCATGACTATTTGTATCATGAATTCGGATGCAGGCCTACTGATGAAGGTGTGAATGTGACTGCTGCCAATGATATTGGCAAGTTCATTCAGGCCATGGTCACTGTTACGGACAGACCGCCCAAGCAGGCTATCAAGGAGCATCCGATAACGTTGTATCTTCCTATCCAGGAGTGGAACCATTTTATCCTGCAGGAGAACTTTATCTATATACCGGAATGGAAGCAGCAGATGTTACAGAGTTATATTGAAGCCTCTTTCCGCATACGTGTGCGGGAATATTTCGTTGCCGGATATGAGAAGGGGTACAAGCAGGACCGGATTGTCCGGGCGTTCCTGATGGCATACAATATAAAGAACAATGCCATCAATTACGATGCTGTCAAGAAGTTCGACTATCGCAATAGGCAGCGGATGGTCAAGGAGGTGAATAGGGATATTCAATTGTCGCTGTTCCCTTGACATTTTTTAGCAGATTAATTATTAAGTAAAAAGCAGATTTTCAGATAAATAACTCTTAAAATATAAGTGAGAAATGAATATCGGTGACAAACGTGCCCAAATATGTGCCATGGGATTTATTCCGGTTGCGGCCTCGGTGGTCAGAAATATGCCGGGTGTGGAAACGATTCAGGTTTCAGGAGAATGGACGCCGATTCCGGTCTCTTCCGGGGAGTTCAAGGAAAAGAACGTTGCCGGGGAATTGACGGAGCAGGAGCTGAAAGCGGTGGTTACTGATACGGGAGCCTTATTTTCCAATTCGCTGCGTGATTTGCTTTGCCGGGAGGGACTGGTCCGCTTGAAATTCACCAATGGTTCCGAAAGGGTGGTGGGAACCGACCAGTTCCCGGTAGTGGTGACGCTTCAAGAATCTGGTTCTCCGGCAGCCTTTACCCTCTCTTTCAAGCGCAGCAGCCCTGAGCCGGCCAAAATATTGAAGTCCTTTTAAGCGGTTGGTGCCATCGTACCTTTGTATCGGATTAATAAGGTACAAAAGATAATGGCATTTTCAAACTTATATAGTGCAGTTTGCCGAGGCAAATGGTTTGTTTCCTTCCGCGAGGTGGAATCTAACTTGTTGCTTGTAAACAGACTGTTGGAGCATGGCATAGACAACCAGGATAACAGGATACTTGCCGACAGAGAACCGGTGCCGTTGATGATTGCGGCAGCGGGCGGTCGAACGGCAAGACTTTCCGGTGGTTATGCTGACGCTCCCAAAGGCAGTACGGCTATTATTCCCGTTCATGGTACCCTGCTTAAATACGGTACCTATTGCAGCTATGGTACAATGGAGTATGCCGACCTCATCCGCGAGGCGGCTGATTCCCCGAATATTTCTTCTGTTTTATGTGATATCGATTCCGGTGGCGGTGCAGTGGATGCCATTGCACCGCTGGTCGATGCCATTCTGTATGCGCGTGGCAAAGGCAAGGCAGTGGTGGCTCATTGTGACCTCTGCGCTTCTGCCGCTTATTATGCCGCTTCCTATTGTAACGAAATCATTGCGGCCAATGAGGTGTCTGCCGAGTTCGGCAGTATAGGTGTGATGATGAGTTTTCCGGATTATGCCAAGTATTATGAGAGTGCAGGCATCAAGGTGCATACCATCTATTCCAACCTCTCTGATTACAAGAACGCTCCTTTCGAGGCAGCCAAGAAGGGGGATTATGCTTCCATCCGTGACGAGGAACTGGACCCGTTGGCCCGCGACTTCCAGGAGAACGTCAAGAAGAATCGGGGAAATTGCCTGAAGCTGGAGACTGAAGGATTGCTTCGTGGCCGGATGTTCTATCATAGGGAGGCGTTGGAAGTGGGGCTGATAGACGCTATCGGTACCCAGGACTATGCCGTACAACGTAGCCGTGAGATTGATTCTGAAATGACTATTAACAATTATATCAACTCTAAATCATAGAATTATGTTTGCAAAAGTGATGAGCGTAGTGCTTGGTTTCTTGGGCATCTCTGCGTTTGCTAAGGATGAGAGGGGCAAATCTATCCTGCTCTCCTCTCAGGAAGAGGAACTGAAGAACAAGTACGGTGCCGTATTCGTTGAAGCCTTCAAGAAGGACCTCGCCGAATTTGAGAGAGATGGCAGAAATGCTGAGAGTGCTGTGACCGATGAGGTGAGAACGCAGTTAGAGGGGGAGCGCGACAAGAATGCGCAGGAACTTGCCGAAGCTCGTAAGGCTTTGACAGAACTGAAAGCCAAAGTAGAAGCGCAGGAGAAGGACATCGCCTCGAAGGATGCCCAGATTGCCAAGATGGCCAAAGAACCTGCACCGGATGCGGGGCAGCAGGTTGCAGGAGACAAGAACGCAATGGGTAGCAATTTCAAGCCGGACATGAGCCTGGCACACAACCGTTATTTGGATGCCGCATTTAAGGGTGCTGCATACAGTGGCAACTCGACCATTGAGACTACCGAGCTTCAGAAAGAGTTTGGCAAGTATGTATCTTCCGAGAGACTGGAAATTCTCAAAGGGCTGATGGGTACCACGGAGTCTACCAAGTACATGTCAACCCTGGTGACGGACAAAACAGAGGTTCGTGCGCAGCAGGCTGCCGTTGATTCTGTTCTCCAGCAGTTCGTACCGAAGTGGACTCCCAAGGGCAAATCGAAGTTCACTCCGTTGACCATCAAGAACTACAAGTGCAAGATAAACGTTCCCATCACTCCGTCGGACATCATGGAGGACATCCTCGGTTATCTGTATGATGAGAACCTGAAGCCGGAAGATATGCCGGTAGTCAAGTATATCTTGTATCAGCTTATCTTCCCGAAATTGGACGAAGAGCGTGAAATCGCCTTGGCAGTTGGTGAGTTCAAAGAGACCAGCGCAACCAAGGATGGTGATGCTGCCACCGATGCCAATGATGTGATGGACGGTTATGTTACCCAGCTGAAGAAGCTGAAAAAGGCTAATAATGATAAGATTACTTGGTTGCTTGATGGCGAGAAGCTGGAAGATGCGACCTTGCTTGACCAGATTAACAAGGCGGTGAGTGAGGTGAAGCCATTGTATCGGAAAAAGACCATGTTTATCCATGCCGATCCGGACCTGGTGATACGCTACAGCAAGGCATACCGTGAAAAATATCCCTGGCTCAAGAATGAGGACGGTGAGAAAATCAAGGTGGATTTCTCCAGGTTCACGTTCGCACCGCTTGAGGGCATGCGCGGTACCGGAGCCTTCTTCATTACGCCGAAGGAGAACTTCAAGCATTTGCGCAGCCGTGACCCGCAGAGCGCCAAGGTTTGGATGCAGGGTGAGAACTACGATGTGAAGATATTCGCGGAATGGTGGGAGGCTGTCGGTTTCTGGCTGGCAGAAGCTATCTTCGCTTATCTGCCGCCTGAAGAAACAGACAGTTTGTCTGAGGCATCGTCCAGTTCTTCTTCCAGTTCCGGTGCAGGTGTTTAACCATTTAATATAGGAGACATAGATATGAGTGATACATATGCAATGGTATCGGTGCCGAAGAAGGCGTCGAATGCCGGACGTCCGAAAGGAAAGAAATCCTACATCGTGATTTTTCGTTGGGAAGACGTCAAGACCTATGAGCGCGATGAGAAAGGAGTAAAAGTGAAGGCATTCGAGATGATGTCAGGAAAAAAGCCCATAGCGGTGTATGCTACGGACTCCACCATCAACATCTACCACTCCAGCGAGGGAGAGGATGATGCACGCGGGTTCATCCACCATGTGGACTATGAACATCCGGGTACGGAGTTGGAGCACGACGAATTCGTGAACAACAATATCAATGAGAATCTGGGGGCAATCGTGTTCGGTTGCTCCGGTGAGGATGCGAAGATTGCCGGTACGCCGTGCACTCCGCTGAAGATGACCAAGGCCGATTCTCAGGATAGCAAGGAGGGTGACAAGAATACTATCAATTTGGCAAGTTCTTTGCGCGGAGGTACTATCGGTCACATCGCCAAGACTCTTGTACCGGCTACGGACAACGAAGAAATCAATGCGGTTTTGGGGTTGGGTGAAGTGTCGTCTTCTTCCGGCGGTTCAGGAGTTTGATTCATTTCTGTTTTAAAGGTTGGTTATGGGAGAGAGGCGTTTGCAGTGCATTCGCCTCTCTTTGTGTCCTTTTACGAACTGTATGAAGACGATATTTTTGTATCGTATTAAAAACGTTAGAATTATGGCAACAAAAAAGAAAACAGCTAAGACCAAGGATGTGGCCGTAGAACCGAAACCGGTAGAAGAGAGTGTGGAACAAAAGGATGTGCAGGCCGTCGATAAGGCGGTGGATACGGTGGAGGAACCGGCGCCGTCGCGGTCGGTTCAAGACCATGTGACAGTGGTTATTCCTTATTGCAAGGAGTTTGCACAAGGCAAGGAACTGCTTTTTGCACTGCGTTCCTGGCAGAAGAATGTACGCTTCGGCATCAATGTGGTGGTAATCGGTGACCGTGAAGATTGGTTCAGCGAAGAGATTACCTTCATTGAGCACAATCGCGTCTCTGATAATGCGCAGGTTGACACGCTGGCCAAACTAAAGGTGGCTATGGAATTGCCCGAAGTGACCGGACGTTTCATCTGGACCAATGATGACATCTATGTGATGAATCCTATTGACTTGGCTCATGTGGCGCTGCCCAAAGTCAATGGAATGCTCGTTCCGCTTAGATTCAAAGGGCTTTATGCCGAGAATATGAAGCGGACGAAGGAGCTGCTGGAGAAGAATCAACTGCCTTGTCTGAATTATGGTACGCATACACCCATGTTGTTGGATAAGGGATGTCTGGCCGCCATGTTTGAGCGATTCCCCGAACTGGAAGAGGGAGGCTATCTCTTTACTTCCGTTTATTATAATTCTCTTCCTTATCCGACACAACCCGTATATCTCAACTGGCCGACAGACCAGGTGTTGCTACCGGTGGTTTCACAAAAGCCGGATGAGAAGAGGGTACTTGACCTCTTATCCCGCAAGGTGTTTATGAACAATGCGGTATCCGGATATTCACCATGGTTGGAAAAGTTTCTGGAAGGGGTCTTTTCTGAACCGTCGGACTTTGAGGGGTGAAGGACTTTTCCGGAGACGTCTTCACGGAAAAGACCCGAGTCTTTCCGTGAGGAGTTCCCGTTTCTCAATGCCCCTGACTGTCCGATGGAGCTGGAGGCGCTTGCTTCCCGCAAGTTCTGCAAATACCATGCCTATGTGCGGTTACATGCCAGGCTGAGGGATTGTACCTCCCTGCAGGAGTGTGCCGATGTCAGCCGCCAGGTGATTGACAGCTACATGGATAACCGCATGATATGGCAGGAGCTGAACTATTACAAGGAGCATCACACACTTTTGGGCAAGCATCCGGCTTTTGCGGAGTTCCGTCGACGCAGTGAGTTGCTCCAACTTCCGGTTAAGGAACTGGTTCGCCGCCAGCAGCAGGTTCAGAACAATATCTGGCGGGTCAAGTCTGAGTTGGCCAAGGGTGACAAGCCGCATTTGGATGTTGTCCGTCGCGAACGGCTGGCTGGGTACGAGAAGGAATTGGCCGACATCAACAGATTATTGGAATGAGCTATTACTTCAATCTTGAAGAATTGCGGCAGGAAATGTCTGATGCCCGCCTCTTCTCCCGTCGGTTTGAAACCATGTTGACATTCAAGCTGAACAGTTTGAAAGAGTTGTGTGGGCGGCTTCCACGGGAGAATGAGGCGTTTTTCATTGAGACAAAGAAAAGCTTTACGGCATTCACTTTCATTGTTTATCTGATTAAGAATGCCGGGCAGGTGAGGCACTTGTATATAGCGACCTATTCCACCAACGAGCGTATCATCAACGCGTTGCTCCGTTGGCGTGAAAAAGGGTTGATTGGCAGTATTCATCTGCATATATCGGAGACCATCAAATTTCGTATGCCGAAGATATACGAGAGGTTGATGCAGCTCCATCAGGATGGAGAGATAGAGCTTTCATTTGCATGGAGCCACAAAAAGATTACCTGCCTGGATACATCGGCAGGTTTCTTCGTGGTTGAAGGCTCCGGCAATTATGGTGAGAATGCGATGGAAGAACAATACGTATTCCTTAAAAACAAAGAAGTATATGAGTTTCGTAGCGGACGAATTGGTTAAGTGGCGTGACAGTCCGGCGTGGTATGACCGTATCGACCTGGACGAGTTCGAACGGCTGGCGGGTATAGGCTATGAGCCGCGACAGATTGCCATGTATTACCATGTACCGGAGAATGATTTCCTCTGGTACTTCAATCTGGTAGGCTCACCGTTGAAATACCATTATGAACGTGGGCAACTGCTTCAACGGGCCAAAGAGGGGCTGGCCATGGCCGCCAGTGCGGAGACCGGTGACAATGTGACCCAGGCACAGCGGTTCGACAAGTTTCGTCAGGCGACCGGATACCGCAATTCCATTAACAAAATATTTTATGACGATATAGGCTGATGTTCGATAAATCTTACTTTGATACCCTTCAGGATTACATAGCCTCCGGCTGTACCATGCAGTTGACTGCCGAAGAACTGGACTACTACAATGTGCTATATGCACTGGTAGGCATTAACCGCAAGTACGGTAAGGATAATGCCGTCGCCTTCTTGATGCACGAACCGTTCAATGTGGAGCGGATGCGCGCCCGTCAGATGTACAGTGAGGCCATTAATCTGTTCTATCTCTGTGATACCATTGAGAATGATGCACACCGCAACATGATGTATGACAACCTGATGAAAGCGGCCCAGGTGGTACTTCAGAACGCCACCAGTGCCAAGGATATGGAGGTGTACGGTAATCTCACGGTGCAAGCGGCAAGAATCAAGCAGTTGGATAAGCCCGACCCGATAAAGCCGAAGGAGATGGATGAGAAACCGATCAAGGTCTATGACCTCGACCCGAATGCGGTGGGATTGCCTTCTGCCAACCGCAACCTGCTCGCGGCGCAGATTGACAGTATGCAGGATATTCCTGCACGGGAGAAGACCCGTCTCAAGAGAGATGCCAATATTATTGATGTAGATATAGAAGAGATGCTCGATGACCAGGAAGAAAAAACTAAAGATTTCGGATGAGGTGGAGCTGCGCTATTCCAACTGGATGGCGCAGCTCATTGCCGTGATGCAGCCCTGGTCGCTTTATTGGATTGCCGGGCGTGCATCTGCCAAGACAGTGCAGGTATTGGCGGAACGGGTGCAGGAGGTGGCGCAGGACTGCCCTGGTGCACCGTTCGCATGGGTAGCCGATACGTATTCCGATTTGCATAAGAATGTGGTTCCCTCGCTGGTGGACGGATTGTCAAAGCTGGGGTGGGAGCAGGGCATCCATTATGTTATGAACCAGGAACCGCCAAAAGAGTGGCGCGACCGCATGTACAACGTATGTTCTGATTGGCGCAATACGATGGTGTTCTACACCGGCTTCAACTTCACCTTTATCTCTTTGGACCGTCCGGCCATCGGTGCCGGTCGTTCCTATGTGGGGGTGTTCGGTGATGAAGTGAAGTATTTCCCGGAAGAGAAGTTCACGAACTTGCTGAAGGCCGTGCGTGGGTTCCGGGTCAAGTATGGTGATAGTGTATGGTACCGCAGCCGTACACTGACTACTGACATGCCGAATCCGAACCATCTGGGTGAATATGACTGGATTCTCAAGCTGGCCAAGCAGAACGATAAGCGGAAAATCCTTCTCATGCTGCAGGCCGGGTTTGTCTATAACGAGACGAAAAAAGAGTATGTGGCGGCTATGCAGCGGTACAAGGAACTGAAAGAAGCTTTCCGGAAAGACCGTTCATTGCAGGCCAAGCTTGATACAGCAGAACGTTCCATGGAACTCGCCGGCAAGAACATGAAGCGTTGGGAGGAGCGCTGGATAAAGACACGCCGGGGCGTATCTTTCTTTTTCATTTCTTCTTCCTATGTCAATGTGGATATATTGGGAGAAGACTGGTTCAGTGATGAATTCGCTGAAGGACTGGAAGGTATTCTCTGCAACATACTTTCCATCATCCCCAAGCTGGAGGCAAGCCAGATGTTCTACTGCAACCTTTCGATGAAGAACTTCTATGCCGACGGTTTCCTGAATGAAGTGATAGAGCAGCATCCATTCGGGTGGGAACAAGACTGTACCGTGCTCCGGTACTTGGATAGGAACAGACCGCTTGAAGCTGGCATGGACTCCGGCAATATGCTTTCCATGGTGTTCGGACAACGTAGTGGGCGCGTGATGCGTGTACTCAAAGAACTATATACTTTGCCGCCCAACTCCGTGCGTGAACTGGCCGATAAGTTCCTCTATTATTTCAAGCCGCACAAGCGCAAGATACTGAAGCTCTATTATGACCGTTCCATGAATAACTACAAGGGGGTAGGTGCGGATATGGCCACACAGATAAAGAAGAACATCGAGACGGATGCGGAGGGTAGGCGTACGGGGTGGCAGGTACAGCTGATGAGCTTGGGGCAGGGCAACATCGGCAGCAATTTGGAGTACCGGTTCTTCATGGACTTGCTCAGCGGTAACCTGGAGCGTACGCTGTTTACACTGTTGATTGACCAGCACAACTGCCCGAATCTCAAGTCGGAAATGGAGGTGACAGAAACCAAGGTAGCTACCCGGCCGGACAGCTCCAGTGTGATAGTCAAACAGAAGACCGGAGATAAGCTGCCTGCACATAGATTGCCTAAAGAATCCACCAACCTGACTGATGCCTTGAAGTATTTCATCCTGCGCAAAGAGATTATCCGCACCTGGAGGATGGGCCGCAATGTGTCCGGCGCCGCTTCGGTGTGACATTTCTTTTCTGTTTGCTTTGGCTCTGTTGTCCGTGAGGATGGCAGGGCCTTTCGTTTATGGGGGAGGCCGAAGCGGGTGGGATTGGGAGCATCGGGTACAAATTGTAAAGGTTTTGTCATATTTCCGAATCTGAAAGGGCGCTTGCGACCGCAAATCACCGACGGCGCGGCTCGGGCAGCAAGCTGATTCATCCCTACAACAGAAGTTGTAGGGATGGGTTTTCTTTTTGGTTTTCAAGGAGGTGGATTTTTGATTAGGGTGTTTCTGTACCCCAAAACGCCCCATTGGGAGAAGAAGTCACCCCGATACGGGGTGGGCGCGCGAAAAATCCCGTTATACAAGTCTGGTTTAGGTGCCGGTGGCGGTATATCCTATGTCAAACTTGCATAACGGGATTTTTCGCGTCTTAGCGGTAGAAAGCGGTGCTTTCTGTCTGTTTTTATGAAACGCCCCTCCATCTGGAAGGGCAGAGCGGTAAGCGTTCCGCTTGGCGTGCCTCCGTTTCTTTTCCGCAACTCCTTTTCATTTCCTGCATCTCTGTATGCGGTCAGGTAGTCTTTTGAGTCCGCAAATGTAGGGCACCGGTCTGACAAGCAAGGTCGGGCGTTGTCCGCTAAAAAATCTCCAGCCCTACGGGTAGTATTCAAGCCTTCGGTTTTAGTCGGAACCTTGCGGAATGTCATCCTCGGCACCTCAATTATTGCGGCATCAAAAGGCAACCATACCGCACGTCATACAGACACGCCGGAATAAAAAAAAAGTCGTTCCGGGAAACGGAGAATCTAAAAAAGGCTCCACCCGACAACTCCAGAAATCCAGAATAAATTAAAAACTTACAGTTATGGCAGCAAAAAGAAACATCCCCGAAGCATGGAAAAATCAATGGTCTAAATTCATGTTTAACTTCTTTGATTACTTGCCTACCAAGTACGAGGCTAACAAACGGGAGTGGTCTATCCGCAGGATGATATGGGATTTTAAGGACGGGAAGCGCAGTGCGTCCGTGGCAGAACTTGTAGCGAAGAAAATGCGTGAGCAGTTTGGTGCAGAAGTTTGCAACGTGACGTTGGTTTGCATACCAGCCAGCAGCGGAGAAAAGAACGAAATCAGATACAAGGCTTTTGCCGAAGAGGTGGCACGGCTGACGGGGTGCAGGAATGCGTACAAAGCAATTACCATTGAGGGAGGACGGCTTGCCATCCATGAGACGAAAGCAGCCAAGACGGTGCAGACGGTGGAGGTCATCAAATTTGACAAGCGTTTTTTCAAGGGCAAGAAATGCCTTGTATTCGATGATATATTGACGCAGGGGCATAGTTACGCACGGTTTGCATGTGCGCTTGAAACGCTTGGGGCAGAGGTTTTGGGAGGCTATTTCTTAGGTAAGACAATTCTTTTATAACAACTTAATCCATACACTTATGAATACTCTTTTTGATAACGATTGCCGCTACATGAGCGACAGCGAACTGATTTACGAAATCAGCAACAACAGACAGATTGTTTCGGACATCGAACGCGGTAACGAAGTGATAGACCTTGAAAAATTGTTTTCCTCTTTGACTCCTGGACGCAGGAGGGTAGCCGTGGCAGCCGTGGAGATGTACAAGAGACAACTGTCGCAGCAGGTGGAACGCAGGCAGATACGGATGAGCAAAGACATATACGAACTGATGGAGCCGTTGATAGGAGATTTGCCGAATGAGGAGTTTTGGGTAGTGTCAATAAACCAAGCCGGACGGCTTATCAAGAAAGTACGTATATCGGTAGGCGGCATAGACCAGACTTCAGCAGATATAAGGCTGATTATGCGCGTGCTGATTGATACGGGGGCGGTGCAGTTCGCAGCGGTGCACAACCATCCGAGTGGCAACAGCCGACCGAGCAACGAGGACAAGAGGCTGACAGAGCAGCTTAACAAGGCGGCAGGATTATTCAATATCAGGATGATGGACCATGTGATTATCACTAATGGAGGATATTACAGCTTTTGCGATGAGGGGCTGATTTGACGGATGGGTGCAGGGTGCACCCATTCCGTTTGCTCGCACGCTCGCAAACGGAATGGGACCCGAAAAGCGGAATGACTGAATTGTGTTGCCGTTCCTTCAATCACGGAGGGGATTTTTTCAAAAATAAATAGATTTTTGTTTGGTGATAAACAAAAGTTTATCTATCTTTGTAGTGTCAATAAGAGCTAATAATAAAACAAATGGAAGAAAAAATTAAGAAATTGGAACTGCACATTGTCAGGTTAGAACAATGTATCAGGCAAGTTCAGAGGTTAAAGAAAATGGGGTTGGCTGATGAAAAAGTGGATGAAAAGATAGATGCTTATCTGGATGGCATCTTGGAAGCCCGAAAGAGAATTGAAGAACTGAAAAAACAAACTCAAGGGGATGCGGATTAAGCATCCCTCCCCTTCTAAAATAGAATTTATTATGAATGAGAATCTGAAAAAAGAACTTGAGTTATTGAAAGCGGAGTTGGGTACTCCGGCTTTTGACAAGCGCTTGGAGAAGATGAACGGTGTATATACTTCAGCTGAAGACAAGGCGTTGATTTCGGAACATGTGCTTCTGATGCTGGATGGTATTGGCAGTGAATTGAATGAAGTGAACGAGGAACTGGATACCTTGGAGGCTGTAAAGAGCATCTCCAATATGATTTCTTTCAAGTATATAGCAGAAACCTATTTCAACAAGTCAAAATCATGGTTCTCCCAGCGGTTGAATGGAAATATGGTGCATGGCAGAAAATGCGGATTTAATGATGAAGAATTACGCATATTGAGATTTGCCCTGCAAGACATCAGCAAAAAACTTGGCTCTCTTTCCATTTAGGATTGTTCTTATTGACAAAAGCCCGTACATGGAGTCTGTACGGCACGAATAGAGGCTTCCACGGGATGGAGGCCTCTATTTATTCTTTTTTCTCATTCCTGGTAGTTGAAAGTCTGTAATCGTTCCGGTTGTAATGTAGCTGTATAGCACTTCTGCATATTCTAAAGGTCCTTCTTCGCGTTTGAAAAAGAAATTTTTCTTCATATTGAATATTTCAATGGCTTTTTCCAAACAAAATTTACGAATTTCTATTGCACTGGATATAGGGCTGCTATCCATAGTATTGGTGAATCCTCCTCCTATGAGAGAAGGTATTTCTTCTTTATGGGAGTTGATTGCAGACCATACTTCTTCAAAGACAGAGGAGGACTCTCCCTCATTGATTTCTCTGATTAAAAAACAGTCGTTACCCAAAATTCTGTTTCCGTTTCTCATTGCATCTGAATGACTCGAAAAGATTTCGGGAAATATGTAATCGCCTTGAATTATGACAAAACCACCTGCAGGATTGTCTTTACGAAGCTGTTGTGCATACTTGTAAAAAGTGGATAACTCTGTTTCAAACATAATCTTATTGATTGTTTACTTACAAAAATAAGTTTTTCCTTTGTCATTACAAATATTATCCCCATATTTGCAGTGCTAAACTCATACGGAATGTTATCCGTACCGCGGGCTTCGGTTAATGCTCACGAATTACGATGGGCTTTTTTTATGCCCATACATAAACCATTTTACTGACGTCAGTAAAATGATACATACGAAATTGGCGGCTGCCTTTCCCATTACACTTTTGCTTTCGGGCGGAAATCTGTATGAGTTTAGCGACACGGGAAATGGCAGCCGTTTTTCTGCCTATATGCTAAACTCATACAGTTATGAAAATTCAAACTTCCGGCACTCTCAACGTGCCTGCTTCCGGCATTCCTGCCGTGGGCGAATCCGTCAATGCTCTTACCGAGCAAGTGAATAACCTTCAGCGTCGCTACTATCGTAGCCTGGCTCCCGACTGCGAGCTCCGCAGTTCTTCTGACTGCTGGTACTTCGGTGCCATTCTCTCCGCTTGTACCGGGCTGATATTTCCCCCTCTGTTTGTGGTTACTGCATTGTGCGTTTATAAGGCAAAGAAGTGCCGGAAAGGGGGTGAGGTATGCTAACCGATGAATTTGCAATAGATAAAACGGTTATTACCGGTAGTGAAGGGAATGAACTTGTAATGTATTATCTGGAATTCAATGGGGGTAAAGACGTTATTACAAATCTGTCATTCGATGAAATCGAGCGGCTGAGTGCGTTTTTAAACGAATATGTCAAGAAGGAAGGAGGCGTGAGATGAACGAGGCTGTAAAGAATAGCAAGAATATATACCGGATAGAATATCAGCTTGAGGTTCCGGTATCAGCAGGATTGAAACCATTGTTCCAACAGATTGAAGAGATACGGTCTGAATTGGGTATAGAGCCTTCGGATGATGATTTCTATGTGTTGTTCCCGTGTGGAAATAAGTATATTCCCTATGCAAGCAAGGCTTTGATACGTTATTCGCGAGAGGATGCCTTATCGGTTCTGACCGGAGGCATGAGCGATGAGGATTACATCATGCGCCATATAGGTTCGACTACAGATGCTGATGGTAATGTTTTGACGCATGAGGATGGTGGTCTGGATAACTTTGCCGTAGAGGATATTTTCTAAGAAACATTTTTTTATACATTTGAGAAGCCGGTGGTCCGTGATGGATAGCCGGTTTTTTTGTGTGTTAATAGAAATATTTCTGTTATTTCTTTGCTGTTAATAGAAATATTTCTATATTTGCAGAGTCAAACAATAATAGAAATCAAAAATGAAGTATTCAGAGTTTCATCGGAAAATCATTGCGGCAGGCTGGAAGTTCAGTCACGCAGAAGGTAGTCATTACTTCTACACAAAGAATGGGAAGCTTTCGGAGCCGGTTCCCTATCACGGGGCCAAAGAGTTTCCCGAACCGTTAAGAAGAAAAATAGCAAGGGCGATGGGGGTATAATCCCCATCCCTTTTAATCCAAATAGAATCATTGAATCATGGAAAAGATTATTATGAACATTTGTGCAAGTCCTGATAGTTTTGGGGCTTATTCAGAAAATTGTGAGGGCATCTATGCGGCTGGAGATACCGTAGAAGAGTGCAAGAAGGATGTGGAAGTCGCCATTGCTTTGATTAAAAAAAATCTTCCTGAAGAGCGTTGGCCGGAACAAATAAAAGGAGAATATACATTGATATGGCATTATGATATACAGAGCTTATTGCTTCACTACGGCAGCATGTTGTCACTTGCCGGATTGGAGAGATTGACCGGTATTCATCAAAAACAACTGTGGGCATATATGCACGGGCGTTCAAAACCGCGCATTCAACAAAAACAACGTATAGAGAAGGCGCTGCATAGTTTTGCGGATGAACTTGCAAGCGTATCGGTACTTTGATATAGCTTCATTTCACTGTTATTGTTTGACAGCATCTTTGTGATGAAGTTGGAGAGGTTTCCTTCGGGAGACCTCTTTTTTTGTGTCCTTTTTCAAAGATACAGTCTGGGCTACTTTTGCTGCATGGGAGCACATGCAGAACGATTATCGCAAAATAATAACCGCAGCAGCTGGTGGAGCAAGAAGAACCGGCTGGCTGATAGGTTTCCGCTGGACATCACGATAGAGGGTGATACCGGCATTACGCAGCAGTTCGAGCGGCAGCAGGATGCGAAAGCGGTTGCGGCATTCAACGGTCGGATACGCGTCTGGGGAAAGAAAGTGAACGAGGCGTTGCAGGCGAGCGTATCGAAATGGATTGATGAAGATAAGAAGCTTTCGGCATCCATCAGGCAGAATTACCGGCATTGGGGCAAGGTGCCGGCTAAAGGCGAGGAGATTACGAGTATCGGTTTTGGGTTCAATGCCGACGGACTTTATGTTCATTTGGGTGTAGGCCGTGGATATAATATGGAGGGTGGTACACGGGTAATCACCAAGAAAAGCAACAAGGATTGGAACCGGGAGCCGAAACCTTGGTTTAATCCCGTGATTGAACAGCATATACCGGAACTTCAGCAGATAGTGGTGGATTATTGCGGTTCGCTGTTCATTAATACAACGAGAATTTATATCAATAGATAGTTATGAGTGAGATAAAGAAGATAGGCAGTTTCAGTTTTGTGGATACGGCTGCCGGGCAATATGCCATTAACATGAACTGGAGCCAGAGCATGAGTCAGTTCTTTAATGCTGGCTCGCAGGACTGGGACGGTGACCCGGTATCGGTGGCCGGTGTACGTGTGGTTCCATGGGGCCCGGACAACAATATGCCGAATGCCATCCGTGACTTGCTGGAGAAGAACAACCTGGGTCCCGGTATTCTGGACCGTAAGGTGGGGTTGCTGTATGGGCAGGGGCCGATGCTTTACCGGGTGAAGATTGAGAATAACGAACGCATCCAGGAATGGATGGAGGATGCCGAGATTCAGGAATGGCTGGATAGCTGGGACTACAAAGGGTATATACGTGACAACTTGGTTGAATACACGCACATGAACGGGCATTTCACCAAGTATTATATGGGCAAGGGAGTGCGTATCGGCCGCCCATGGGTGCAGCGATTGGAGTCACTGCACAGCGAAGAAAGCCGTCTGGTGTGGCCGGAGAATGACAGCCGTAGGCTTGAGGATGTCACGGAATACCTTACCGGTGATTTTGATTCCTTCAAGAGCCGCACGTTCCGCAAGTACCCGGCTTTTGACAAATGGAATCCGACCCGGTACGAAACAGCCATTAAATACCATTGCATGCGGAGCTTTGGCCGTAGTATGTATGCGATTTCCTGCTTCTATGGGTCGGTTCCCTGGCTGGAGAATGCGAACAACCTTCCGGAAATTATCAAGCATCTGAATGAGAACATGATTGCAGCCGCTTATGTGGTGCATTCTCCGCAGGAGTACTGGAACCAGAAACATGAGCTGATTATGGCCATGCACGAGGATTGGGATGAGACGAAGATTCAGAAAGAAATGGAGCGGCTGAAGGATGAACTGACTGAAACCATTGCCAATGTGATGGCTGGCAAGAAGAATGCCGGCAAGTTCTTCAGCTGTGTCGACTTCGTGGATGCCGACGGTAATGCCCAGAGCTGGAAGATAGAGCCTATCGAGATGAATATCGACAAGTACATCGAGGCGCAGGCGAAGATTTCACGCATCGCGGACAGTTCCACTACCAGCGGTTTCGGGCTTTCTCCGGCATTGGCCAACATCATCATTGACGGCAAGAGTGACAGCGGCAGCCAGATGCTCTATGCATTGAAGATATTCTACGGGGCTGACACACAGATTCCCGAGGATATTGTACTGGAGGCAATCAATGATGCCATACGTATCAATTTCCCGCAGAAGAAGGGAATTTTCCTCGGTATCTACCGGAAGGTTATCAACAAGGAAGAGAATGTATCTACGCCGGACAGAGCGGTAAAACAAGTATAGGCATGAAACAGACAGATATTGAATTCCCGGACTGCTGGGAGGAGGTGAAGCCGTTGGAGTGGCTGCACCTGCTGGAGAACCGGGAGAAACTGATGACGAAACCGGGCATCAGCTTGCTGGACGTGAAGCGCGAGTGGTGTGCGTATGTACTGAAAAATAGGGGATATGTCTTCCGTTCAAAGGTGCAGGATATGCTGCTGGTAGACCGTCTGGCCGAAACATTGGCATGGATGTGGAGAATGGAGGGAGACGCTGTGGTACTGGCGTATGACTCGACCGTGAATCTGATACCGGAATGGCGCTATCTGCGCGGTCCGATGAGCCATGGGGCGGATTTGGCTTTTGGTGAGTTCCGTCATGCGGTGGCTGCGGTCAATAGGTATAATGCCGGACATGAGCCGGTAGACTTGCAGGCATTGTGTGCCATCCTCTATCGTCCTCCGGTGGAGAAAAAAGGCTGTGTAGAGCGTGAACCCTTCCGTGAGCAATATATGGGCAGATACATGGGGCTTGTGGAGCACATGCCGGTGTGGATGATGTGGGGGATTTATGCTTGGTTCTCCTACTTCTGTGAATACTTGTTTTCCGGTACTTTCATCATTGACGGACTGGAACTGTGCTTCGGACCGGTATTTTCCCGTGGAAGGGACAAGGATACCCGGCAGAATGATGTGCAGAGCCTGGGCATGAACTCGATACTCTTTTCTGTGGCCGAAAGCGGAGTGTTCGGCAATGCGAGGGCTACCGATGATACGCTGTTGCTGCGTGTGATGATGAAGTTGCTCGATGATAGGCAGCGGGCAGACGAACTGATGAGGAATCTAAAAAAATGATGTTATGATATTCAACAAAGACGGCCAAGGTGCCAAAGAATTGCGTGAGTTGACCGCCAACTATTACGCTAACAATGATTTCACCAAGGTTATCGGTGAGATAGAGCTGGCTACTGAAGAACTGGCGCAGTTGGTCGGTAGCAAGGTGATAGAACTGGCAGAGAACTATTATCTCAATCCGGAGAAAGAGGGTGTTGATACCGGGATTGTACGCAAGGTGCAACGGCCGATTGCGCTGTTGGCCACATTGCGGCTGTATCAGAAGAATGACCTCAGCCATGAGGATGACGGGCGCAAGTTCAAGGTGGCTACCGATGGCAGCGAAAAACTACCCTGGGAGTGGCAGTTGGACCGTGATGACGCGCTGCACCTCGAAGAATACTACAAGGCGGTGGATGTGCTGATTCGTTATCTGAATGACAAGGAACTGAAAGAGTGGACGGATAGCGATATGTATAAGTCTGCTCAGATGTTGATAATCCGTAATGGGATTTCTTTCGATACCTATTTCCCGATAAATAAGAGTGAGCGTATGTTCCTGCTGCTTCTGCCTTTCATCAGAGAAGCCCAGCAGTTGACGGTGAAGCGGGCATACGGTGCCGGTTGGGAGGCATTGCTTGCAGAAAGTTCGGTACCGGAGACGGACGCGCATTTCGCAGCATGCAAGGCGGTGGCGTTACTGGCTATGAGTATGGCGCTTCGTCGCTTGTCTTTGGGAGCGATACCGGGGGGAGTGATCCGCAGGTTTGTGGCAGAAAGCGGTATGAATGCAAGTGAACCGGCATCGCTCGATGATGTGGAGCGTGTGGCCGGATGGATGGCAGACGATGCTGCCACTTGGATAGATGAGATGAAGCGGGCGCGTGACGGTAGTATGATCGATTACGAGCTGCTGCCGAAAAATGACCGTAGAAACAAATATTGTCGTTTATGAATGTAATACAGAGACCCAGGGCACGGGAGTTCTGCGCCACCATGCAGGACTACATCATTGACACGGATGTGACCATAACTTTTGCCATAAAATATGGCGGTAAAAAGATACTTGATGAAGAATATGTACCGGATGCCGACAACCAGGTGCGAATCCGAGGGCTGGGCAAGTTCTGCGAATTGGCATTGTGGGGCGTGTGGTGCCTGGACTATGCACCGCAGAGCACCGCTTCGGGGACGTTCACCTTCCTTATCAACGAGATAGAAGACGCGCAGAGCTACGTGATGTTCAGCCGGATGCAGACCCGGAAGGATGCCGCTTCTCCAGGGGTATTGAGTGAGGTAGCTGCTAAGGTGACACGTATGGGGGCCAAAGAGTATGTGAGTGGTTATCCGCAGAATGGAGGATATGACATAACGGCTTTTTTCAATGACGGCAGCCAGGAAAGCAAATCATTCCCGGTATCTTCTTCGGAGCCTTTCACGGTGGATGTGAGTCCGGATATTGTGCTTCCCGAGTTTTCCAAATCGGATATAGCCAGTTATACGGTGGGCATGCTCGGAGGCTCCATGCAGTTTTACGTTGATGGTACAAGGTATGTGGATATATGGTGTTTCCGTTTCAAGAATGTGTATGACATGCCTGAGACTTTAACGGCTACCGGTGAACTGAAACTGACCGGAAACAACGAGAGTGATGCAGCAGCCATGTACGGGGTACAACGCAAGTTCGGTGTCAAGGTTACTGATGAATACACGGTCAACTCCGGCAGCATCATGTTGCAGAGTGATTATAAATTATGGCACAACATGCTGAACGCACAAGAGGTGGAGATTCTTGTGGATGGCGAATGGCTGCCTATTGTGATTACGAAACAGAAGTTTGAACGCTCCTTCAGGCGTAGCGTCTTGAAGGCGGTGGAGTTCAGCTTCACCATGGCGAATCCTGAACAGAATAATTTGATAGGGCTATGATAAATATACAGAGATATAGGGAGATGCTGGCAGAACTGAAAGAGAGCGTCAATAAGGTCAGCCGGACGAAGATTGACGGGACAGTGATTGCCGTCAGCGAAAAGCATCTTGTCAAGAAATTGAGAGACTGTACGGGGTTGATGCTGTGTGCCAACTACCCGGATACCGTATCGCAGGGCAATGAAGACAATTATCGGGAACGGAATAGCTTGTTGCTGTTCCTGATTGAGAAGGTTCCGTCGGGTCAGGAGACCGACGAAGAGGAACTGCTGCATTATGCACGCATCCAGCAGGTCATGCAACTGCTTAAAACCAAACTCCGGGAGATGGATTTCTTTTGTGGAGAAGTGGAGGGGGCAGAGAGTATGACAGTGGAGTGGGAGTACGATGTGTTCGGCGGCTGGAACGGAATGAGTATAGGACTTAACTTGGTTGATTATGACTGAATTATTTATTGACGGTGTGCAAGCCGTACTTCCGAAGGATTTTTCCATTCAGGTGAAGCGTGAGAATCCGTTGATTACCAAGAATGGAGAATATACCTATGAGATAACATTGCAACTGACTAATGCTGCCAATGCGGAGTTGTATGCGCATCTGAACCGGTTGAACAGCGTGCAGGAGGTGAAGACCAAACGCGCTGCCATATTGGTAGCTGACAATAGGGTGTATTGCAACGGTACGGAGATTATTACCGGTTGGACCGATGATACGGTATCGCTCCAGATTGCGAGCGGCAATTCCGAACTGAATTATTTTGTCGGTGGTGACTTGCTGATTGGAACTCTGGAAATGAAGCGGACGGATGTACTGACGACGGATATGTTTCCCCATATTGAGAAAACCTATCCGGAAGTGGAGTATTGTCTGGCGCCGGTACTTGACCAGGATACCGGAAATATACACAACCAGTGGTGTGTCAAGGCAGATGCTGGTGTGACCAACCGACGAGTAGATACGGATGACATGTTCGAAGTGACACCGCAGCCTTATTTGTGCGCTTACATCAAGGAGCTGATGAGGGCACTCGGATATGGGTTGACGGAGAACCAATTGGAGAATACGGTATATAAGGATGTGTATATCTGTCATACGGTACCAACGGTATTGTGGAACAAGATGCTGCCGGGCTGGAGCGTGAAGGATTTCCTTGAGCAGGTGGAGCGGTTGTTCAATGCTGTATTTCTGGTTGACAACCGCAAGCGTACGGCCAGGCTGTTGCTGAGAGGGAACTATTTTACCGGAGGCACTTCCGTACATGTGCAGAATGTAGAGGATGTGTATGAGGTGGAGGTTGAAGAGCCGGATATTGAAGATGCTACTTTCTCGAATGTGGAATATAAATTGCCGGACAGTGAGTTCTGGCGCTGGCGTTGCTTGTCTGATGCAGTGAATAAGGCTGCTAAGAGGGATACAATTCCTGCTGATTATGTGCCGGAGAGATATGAGCGTATTCAGGAGTGGTTTATGAATTCGGCTCATCAACTGACGGATACCATTTATAAGGATTTGAGTGATGGCAGAGAATATCTGTATCTGCGTAATCATGCAGGATGGGAGAATGAACCGGATTATGCGATGGTGAACGAATTCATGAATCTGGAGAGAGAAAATGCGACTACGACATTGGAATTGGAAATGATACCGGTGGAACTGGCTGTTTCGGAGATAAATAGGTATCAGACTGGCGATCCGGTACGTGTGAGCGGTATCAAACTCTATCTTCCGGTTATCAGTAGTGGCAGTTCAGAGGGAGATACTACTATGGGGCAGACACTTGAAGAGATGATAACAAACAATACAAACGAGACTTCAAGTGGCAAGACTGATATTTGTCTGGCTTTTTATAGTGGTATGGCAGAAGTGAAAGCATTGGGAGGATTGATGTACCCTTTTCCCCGTCCATATATTGATGAGTATATAGCTGATGCGGATACCGGTTTCTCCAGATATTACCAGACGAATACAGTAGGGGCATCTCTTCGGTTGGTGACAATGAATGCACAATTTTACCAAGGTAACTATGATATTGATTACACCAAGGCGGTGAAGGTCCAGAGCCATGACCCGAATGTATATGCCGCTCACCAAGTGTTTGAGATACGCAACAAGCGATATGTCTGCAAGGAGATGGAATTCACATTGGATGCGTTCGGTCGTAAGGGAGCCTGGACCGGTACGTTCTATCCCATCCGTATCAGCGATACTGAGGCTGATGTCCGGTGGATATTGGCTGATGGCCGTTGGCGTGACGGAGGGGTGTGGCTGGATAATGGCCGTTGGCTTGACGGATAACACTTTTTGTTCATAAGTGCTGGCCTGGTAGTCCGTGATGGATTGCCGGGCTTTTTCATGTCCTTTTTCAAGGTGACGCTTGAAGATACCTTTGTCCTGGATTAATAGGTAAAGATATGGCGGTTAACATACAAGACTTTAGAATGGCAATCCGGATTGATAATTCGGAGGCGAAAGCGAAGTTTGACGAGACCAAACGGCAGATTGATGCTGTCAAGGTTGAAATGGCGAAATTGCGGGCAGAAGGGAAGGAGAATTCAGCGGAATACAAGGAGCAGAAAGAGAATCTGGATAAACTGAATGCTGCGCTCGCCGTTCAACGTATAGAGGCTGGAAAGACTGCATTGTCTTACTCGGAATTGCGCAAGGCTGCGGCTTCCCTCAAGAGGCAGATGGATAATGCCACTCCCGGCACGGAGAAATGGAAAGCGCTACGGGCTGATTATCTGCTGACCAGGCAACGGATGAGAGAGGTGGAGGTGCAGGCACGTGAGACCCGTTTTTCTCTTTCCAAAATGGCTGATGGGGTTAATAGGTATGCAGCTATGGGGGCAGGAGTTGTCGGGGCTCTTACCGGGGTGGCCTTGACTGCCCGCAAATGTGTGGATGAATATGCGGAGATGGAGGAAGCCGAAGCACAAGTTATCAAGTACACCGGTATGACCCGAGATGAAGTCAAGGGACTGAATGAAGAGTTCAAGGAAATGGATACCCGTACAGCGCGTGAGAAGCTGAATGCTCTGGCCGGTGATGCTGGTCGTTTGGGGATTACCGGGAAGAAGGATGTATTGGAGTTTGTCGATGCGGCCGATAAGATTAATGTGGCACTGGGTGAGGATTTGGGGGATGATGCGGTGAAGAACATCGGCAAGTTGGCACAGATGTTCGGTGAGGACCAGAAACTTGGGTTGCGTGGGGCGATGTTGGCTACCGGTAGCGCCATTAATGAGGTGGCACAGAACTCCAGTGCGGCAGAAGCATACCTGGTAGGATTTACTGCTCGCGTGGCAGGGGCAGCGAATCAGGCGAAGGTTGCTCAGGGTGACATTCTGGGATATGCCTCTGTACTTGACCAGAACATGCAGCAGCAGGAGATGGCGGCGACGGCTTTCCAGACGCTGATGATGAAGATGTACCAGGAGCCAGCCAAGTTTGCCAAGATTGCAGGGCAGAGCGTGGAGGATTTTACCTCTCTTATCAAAAAGGATGCGAACGAGGCGATACTTCAGTTCCTGGATACATTGAATAAGAAAGGAGGACTTGACCAGCTGGCACCTATGTTCAAGGAGATGGGGCTGGATGGTGTCCGGGCTTCCGGTGTCATCAGCACGATGGCCGGCAAGATAGATGATATTCGTAAAGCGCAAAGATTGGCTAATGATGCGTATCGCGACGGTACCAGCATTATTAAAGAGGTCAATGTACAGAACAATACGGTTCAGGCGGGGCTGGATAAGGCGAAGAATAACTTCAAAGATATACGGGTGGAACTGGGCGAAAAGCTCCAGCCGGTGATGAAGTACATGATAACGACGGGCAGTCTGACGGTGAAGGGATTGGGAACTATGATTTCCATCTTATGGAAGTACAAGGGGGCCATTGTTGCAGCCTCGGCTGCTGTTGCTGCCTATACATTGGTCGTAAAGGCAGACACTATGGCCAAAAGCTTGTGGACTACTATAACCAAAGGCGCTACTGCCGCAGCGTCATTGTTTAACAAGACATTGAAGGCTAATCCGTTGGGACTTGTAGCTTCGGTATTGGCTGGTGTCGTATCATATCTGGTTATATTCAAAACCAGGACCAATGAGGCGACAGAGGCTCAAGAAGCCTTGAATGCCAAAATGGAGCGCTATGAAACGCTGATGGGACGTATTGCTGGTATAAAAAGCAAAGCCGATAATCTGGATTTGCTGGATGATGACCAGAAGCAACGTACACGGAGCGAGACTGAAGCAGCCATCAGCGAACTTAAGGACCGCATGGCTGAAGAGATGGCGATTCACCGTAAATGGTTCCAGGAACAAAAGGCGGAAAAGATGAAATGGATTGGCGATGACAAGTCTTTGGAAAAGGCGGTTATCGGTGGGTTAAAACATCAACTGCAAGAACGCCTAAAATTATATGGTAGCTATGCTGTGAAGAAAAAGGAATTGGAAGCGATTCTTGCAAAGCTGCCCGAACAAGAAGTAGATAATCCGGTACCAGAAGGAAACAGCAATGGAGTAGATGATAATGGCCTTGACAAAGAACTGAAGGCCCGTGAAGAGAAGCTGAAGCAGGCAATGCTGGTCGAGCAGAATTTGTGGAAGGAAGAATATCTGAATAGGCAGCACACCGAAGATGCATACAACCAGGCCTTGCAGGATTCTGAAATGAAATTTCTGCTGGAGAGGAAAGCTTTGCTGGAAGCTTATGGCAAGGATACATCAGATATACAAGGGCAGATTTATGACAAGATGATAGCTGAAGCTGCCCGTATTGATAAGGCTAAGAGTGAAGCTGAAGGTAAGGAAAAGCAGGAGACCTTTGCCGCCCTTGATTCATCATATAAGTCAGACCGGCAGCAGATAAAACAAGCCTACCTTGATGGGGATATTCGTTCCGAAGAGGAGTATCGCAGGAAATTACTCGAAGCTGAACGCGATTACCTGGAGCAGAAACGTGCCATGCAGTTGCAATATGGAGATGATACTACAGCCGTCGATGACAAGCTGCTGGATATGGGGCTTTCCTCTCAAAAAGAGGAAAAGGACAGCCACCGTGAACAAGGATTCATGGATATGGATTCCGCTTCTTCCTTTTCTCAGAAAAACGATATTCTTCAGGCGATGTATGATGCCGATTTGATAACATATGAAGAATATCAGGCAGAGAAGACCCGTATTGCAGAAGAGCAGGAACAGTTACGGGAAGATATGGCGAGGGCGGCATTCGACGTCATTGGTCAGGCCGCATCTGCTGCCAGTCAGGTGGTAAGTGCTTTGCAGGATGCGGAGGTCAGCAAAGTTACCCGAAAATATGATAAAGAGATTAAGGCGGCCAAGAAAGCCGGTAAAGATACCACGAAGCTTGAGGAGGAGAAGGAAGAAGCCATCAACCAGGTTAAAAAGAAGTATGCCGACAAACAGTTTGCCGCCTCTGTCCTTCAAGTGACTGCCAGTACTGCGGTTGCCGCTATGGAGGCATACAAGGCTATGGCCGGTATCCCTATTGTTGGGCCGGCATTGGGAGCCGTTGCTGCTGCGGCAGCCATTGCCAGTGGTGCTGCACAGATTGCCGTTGCCAAACAACAGCGTGATGAAGCGAAGGGACTGAAATCCGGTGGTTATGTGGATGAGTATGTGGAGGGCTATACCAAGAACGGTAATCCTGATGATGTAGCTGGTGTTATTCCGGTACATAAGAACGAGTTTGTGGCCAACCATGAAGGTGTGGCCAATCCGCATGTGCGCCAGTTCTTGGATGTGTTTGACATTGCACAGAAAAACGGGACTATCCGTATGCTCAATACGACGCAGATATTGGAGCAGGTTCGTACACGCAGCGGCAAGTATGGCGGTGGTTATGTTGATACGAGTGATTACTCTATGGCGTTGTCGTCCGACAAAGGTAACGTCTTGTCTGGCTTGACACCGGAACAACGCTCGCAGATCGTGAGGTTGTTGGCTCGCAACAATGAGTTGCTCGAAATTCTCGCAAAAAAAGAATTGGTGGTTGACTCCCGTAAGGTGCGGGATGGCATAAAAAGGCTCGAAGTCCTGGAGGGCAATGTCAGTAGGTAGTGTCCTTTTTTTATGGTACCGGTACAGATAATTTTGCAACATGAATGTATTCCAGGCAATAGATGAAATGAGGCAGTTGTCCTCCGAAGGAAAAAGCTTTTCTTTTTCTTTCATGAGTTATAGTTATGAGCGTCGCAAAAGTGATGGGGTCATAACGGTGAACAATGCACGTCTGCGTAAGCAGAGCCATAAAGAGAACAATAGGTTTGCTGATTATATGCTGAATTTTATCAATCTGGATACTATGGAATATGGCATGTGCTGGCAGCCTCTATTGCTGTCTTTTAATGATAATGAACTTGAATTGGGTTGATGGATACCAAGTTTGAAAATATAGTACCTTGGAATGGCTCGAATGATACCGGGCGCGATGTTCGCTTAAAGTGGGAACGAAACTTTAAGCGCATAGCGGATGCCTTGAAGGAATTGTCTGATACGGATAAGCAG